CTTGTAGATGAGATCCTCTCTTAAGCTGGTTACAAGGCCTACAAGCTCCTCTCTGGATATACGTGTACTTGTGGCAACGCTATCCATTGCGCTAGCTACACCACGTAGATTGGATGGACCTATTTCGTAAAGCCTGGCCAATTGCACATTGAATCTAGTAAGCTCACCTACATTCATCCTCCAAGCTTCTGACATGTAAACAGATGCTTCAGCTAGTTGCTCTGTATTGGCATTAGCCAATTGGGCTTCCTGGGCTAGTACATCTAACGACTCTACAACAAGACCTATGTCTGCACTTGTTTGGAGCATCACATTTGAGATGTTTCTTCCTAGCCCTGATGCTTGTTTATTGGTTAGGAACATCTCATGCCTAAGCTCTTCTATCACACCTACTAGCTTTGTTACTTCTACAGCGCTTCCTACTAGTATTCCTGAGAACTTGGCGAAGATAAAACCGCCTGACATTACATCAAATAGCATAGACACAGCTGATGCAGCTGATAAAGCTGACCCAGCCATGCCTAGTGATGCGTCTACAAAGGCTCCCCCCATGAACCTAGTGAGCTTTCCTAAGAGTGTTTGTGTTTCTTTGAACTGGTCTTTGATGCTGCCTTTTCCTCTAGTGCCAAATAGGCTAGCACCAACAACACCAAGATCTTTAGTGTCATGCAAGACATCCATCGTCTTGTCATGAACTTTGCCTATCTTAGACTCTAAGCCCTCAAACTCATCTTGGAGCTTGTCTGTGTTGTCTATAGCAGTTTCTATTCTATCGTTGATGCCTTCTAAAGACTCTTTAGACTCATCTTCAAGCTTTAGCCTGGCTTCAAACATTCCCCCGGTTGGATCAGGCATTATCTATGGTGTCTCCTAACTGGCATCCTCGGCCTGCTACTTCTAGCTCTGGCTGAGGCTAGTGCTTGCTCTTGCTCTTTACGCGCCTTCTCCTGAGCAGCGGCTTCCTCCTTCTTTACATCACGCAGCCAGTTATGGTAGAACAGAAATTGATCCCAGGGAAGCGAATCAAAATACGACAACTCACCAAATTTTCCGTAGTAAGCCAGCTCAGCTTGCATCCTGAGGATCGTCTCCAGGCCAGGAAGACCTTGGACGAAAAAATTCGATGTTCATGGGCAGAATAAACTTGTTAAGCTCACCGCAGTTAGGATGCTGACACTGCTTACTCACTGTTGGGTCTACACCAGATACGCAGTCTTCTAAAGCATTTTCGATGGCCATTAGGTCCCTAGCGTGGAGCATGTCCACCCAAACAACCTTTTGTCCCATCTGCATCTTTTCACTATCTACTGTTTCAATCTGAAGGGCTATTCTGTAAGTATAGCCTGGGTCGCCAAGTTCTGCAGCCATCGGTGCCTTTTCCAACTTAGTCTTGGAGTACTTGGCAACCGTCTTAGCATCCCTACGTCTGAGGAGGCGCAAAGTTACTGGCATTTGGAGGACAGGAAGGAAAACCTCAATAGGCTCTCTGGCTTCCTCCCGTGGCTCTAGAGGACTCAAATCATTTACTAGGTCTATCCATACCTCATTTTTGAATCCGCACTCTGAGCACTTGAATTCGGACTTGAAGTGGGACTCGTATGTAAAGATCCTCTGGGCGATGAGCGCGTAGAACCCATCAGTGTACAAAAGGTCATCAGGCCTAATGTTTGGTGGAAGAACTAGGCAGTTGTCTATAACTCTATCTAGAGCTTTTTCCAACTGTGCGCCCTTTTTTCTAGCACTTACTAGCAGCTTTATTTCTGCTGTGGTCCAGGCACGAATTTGGGCTTTTCCGCCCGGCAACCTGCCGTCGTAGAAAAGCCCATTCGATGGAAAAGTGATTTCGGTAGTGTTTACAGGAAGCGTCGTTTCAGTCATAACATCTCTCTTAAGTCAGAAAATAAATCGCTACAGTAGTGGGGCCCCCACATTAGCTAAGGGATACTGGTCCGAATGTCTTACCCTTTACTGGTTTCGCCTTATCGTAAACCATTTGAACATCTATCTGAATTTTATCAGATGCCGTCATGTCTAGTGCTCCCCAACTTACAGAAACTGGCCACATATTCACAAGTTCCCAAGTTCTGGTAACTACTGGACTTCCTGTACCCAATGTTCCAGGTGTTCCTGGGGCGTACATATTGAGAACAGCACGCTTAGCATAGTCCCTCTTGAGACCAACACGACCAGTCTCTGGGTCATAAACCAACAGTCTCCACTTTCTGATGGCCTCTGCAGTTCCTTGGTCTATCCAGTCTGTTAGGCTTAGCGTTCCTCCATCGTATAGTGTACGCCCTGCATACTGCCTACGCTCATTGAGGTAGTAAATTTCAATAAGGTCTGATGTCTCAGTTGGCAGTTGGAAAGCTTGTAGGCCTAGCACTAGGCTTGAGTTAGCTCCGTTTGCATCCGTTAAATCTGGAACCTCTAGGGTCCAGCTATTCATTCTGTGCGGCTCTAGGTTGTTTAGAGCGTCAGCACTTAGTGATCTTGCATCTGTTAAAGCCATCTTATCCTCTTATCTATTACTGTAGTGATTCTGCGAATGTTGCTCCGCTGGGCAGTAGAGTGAACTCAACCACGATGATCTCAGCTACCTTAACCGGCTTGAGGAGGATCTTTCCTCTTAGCTCGTTACGGTTCACAACCTCAGCAGGGTTGGTTGTCTCATCTACAATAACGCTAAAGTCTTCAATTCCACGACGTGCCGCCACATTCTCAAGGAAAGGAGTAATGATGGCAGCAAAACGATCCCTAGTTGTTTGGTCGTTAGGCTCAAACTCCAGCCTTGCGATGGCTGTAGCAACAACCTTACGAAGAACTAGCAGCATCCTACGGACGTTCACCCTGTCTAGTGAAGTAGGCGTTCTCTGAAGAGTCCTTTGGCCTCTTACATATACGCCGTAGTTGATGCTGTTTACGATTGGGTTGACGGAGTTTCCGTTTCCGTATAGGAGGTCCCTCTCACCCTGGTCTGGTGACCACTCAATATCAAGAGCCTCAACAATGCGCCCACGATCTAGTCCTGCTGGAGCAAACCATGGCTCAGAGTTGTTGTCCGTGAATGCCATGATAGCAGCGATGAAACCGCTAGGTGGCTCAAGGATGGTTTCCTGGTTGTAGTTATCATACCAACTGACCCAAGACCAGTATGTGGCTCCATAGCTGGTGTTGAATGCGGAGTGAGAGTAGCCAATTCCGTTGTGCCAGTTAATTACACCAGACGTGTCAAGGCCGGCTGGGGGGTCTGCCAAGAACATGCAGTCTCCACGTGATTGGCAAAGAGTGTCCATAGCACCAACGACCACTCCATCAGACACTCCTGGAACAGCTATGATATTCACATCTGTTAGCTCTGCGTTCTTTAGAATCTGCATTCCAGTAGTGATATTGCCAGGAAGCTGTGCTCCAATGTAGTCACCAGCAGCTAGAGCGGATACTCCATCGTTTGCACCTGTTAGTGCTACTGAGCCGTTTGCAGGGTTCTCAGTTGATGTAATCAGATCTGAGAACACAACGTAAGCGGATTCAATGGCAGCCAAATCGGATAGGCTACGGCTGTTGAAGCGCTCTACTTCGAAGCCATCTATAGTAACTACGTAGTTCTTGGTTCCAGCGGTAATGCCGGTTTCAATTGTGACTCCTAGACGGTCACCTAAGGTTCCATAGTATAGTGCTGTTACATCTACAGTAGCGAACGGACCAGTTCCGTTGTGTGTGCTAACTGGGCTAACACCAAATACAGCTAGAGTAGCATCTAGCGCAGGAGAAGAGTCTAAACCGTTGGTAGTAGCTACTGTGAATACATTTCCACCTACTGTGATGTCTACCTCTGAAGCGGCTCCTGGTGCGCCTGTTGAAGCAACAGTTACTACACCGGATGCTGCTGTAGCCGTAGCACCAGAAATGGTAGCCGTCAGAACAGCGGCTACTTCAGAAGCTGTGACAGCAGTAGCATCAAGAGCATCTCCACCTCCTACAGCAGAGGCTGGAAGGCCTAGTAGAGTGGCAGCGCTTCCTGATACGTTAGAGAT